CAAATAAACCAGAGAATTTTCAAGGAGTTCATGCACCGAATGTTCTTGTCATATTTGATGAAGCTCCAGGTGTTGATCCTGTAATTTGGGAAGCTAGTCTTGGTTTGATGTCTTCTGAGAATACTAAGTTTTTAGCTATTGGAAATCCTACTAAGCCGAGCGGTCCTTTTTACCAGGCATTCAGAAATCCTAAGTTTAATAAGATATGGATATCATGTTTTGATTCTCCGAATGTTGTGCAGAATAAAATAGTGTTTCCTGGTTTGACTACAAGGGGTTGGATTGAAGACATGAAGAAAGAGTGGGGCGAGAGTTCACCGGTATACAGAAGCCGTGTTATGGGTGAGTTTCCTATTGAAGGTGAGGATACGCTCATTCCACTCATCTGGGTAGAGCGGGCAATTGAGAAGCAGGTGCAACCAACAGAAACAGACAAATGCATAATGGGTGTTGATGTGGCACGGTTCGGTAGCGACAGTACGGTGCTTCTAGTAATAAAGGGCAGGAAGGTTTTGCATGTTCAAGGGTTTGTTGGTAATCCAACAACAAAAACTACGGGGTATGTCATACAATTACAGCGTCAATTTAAGTGTGATAAGATAATGGTTGACGATGTTGGTGTTGGTGGTGGTGTTTATGATATGCTCAATGAGCAAGAGATTCCTGTTGAGGGTGTGAACTTTGGATCAAGTCCTAGTGATCCAGATAAGTTTTATAATCTTAAAAGTGAAATATTCTGGCAACTCCGTCAGGACTTTGAAAACAATGAAATTGATATCCCTAACAACGAACGACTATTAGATGAGCTTCCAGGACTGATGTACGAGTTTACATCACGGGGGAAGCTCAAAATCGTTAGTAAGGATACGATGAAGAAATTGGGACTGAAGAGTCCTGACTATGCTGATGCACTGGCAATTGCTCATTACGGAACGTATGCTAGCAATAAAGGTATATTAGACTACTACAAAGAACAATATGAAAAAACGAAAGAAGGCTCCGTTTCTCAACTTGTTACTGAATCCATTAACCGAGGCGATATCCAATCGATTGTTTGAAAAGATCAATGTTGATTTAAAGAAAGACCTCAAGAAACAATTTCCCCAACCAGATGAAAACAAGACTGTTCAATGGGACTTCCCAGCTGGATTCAACATGGTCCAGATGTCAAAGATCAAGCGCAAGAAGGAAGGAAGTCTGAGTTTCAATGTGCTTCGCAACTTCTCAGTTAATTATCCTATTGCCCGCTCTTGTATCGATTATATAAAGACTAAGGCAATCAAACTGAAGTGGGAAGTTATACCTGAAGATGAAGAGCAGAAAGTAAATCCTGATGACAAACGAGTTAAACAAGTAAGTGAGTTCTTTAAGCGTCCATTGGGTGCTCGTAGTACCTACATGCAGTTTATTGAAGTGATACTGGAAGATTATCTGGTGATTGGATCAATTGCACTTGAACGGGTACGAACAAAGGGTGGAAAGTTTTTAGATGAATTAAAGGCAGTTGATTCATCAACGATTAGAATATTTATAGATGAGGAAGGCCGTATCCCTGAACCACCAGAACCTGCATTTGCCCAAGTAGTGGGAGGTAGAGTTGTTGCCAGACTTACTCTTGATGAGTTGATATTCCAGAACCGTCAGAACAGGACGAGTAATATCTATGGTCTCTCTCCTATTGAATCAATACTCATTCAAGCTGATTCAGCAATCAGAGGGGCTAAGAACTCACAAGCATTCTTTTCTGAAGGGACGATGCCTGAAGGATTTATGGATACTCCTGAGGGGTGGACAGTTGATCAAACAAAGTCGTTTGAACGGTACTTCAATGCTCTGGTTGCCGGTAATCCTATGTATCAACGAAAGATTAAATTTATTCCTCATGGGTCTAAGTGGATGCCACTGAAAGAACCAGACAAGATTAACTTCGAACGATTTGAATTGTGGCTTATGAAACAGACATGCTCTGTGTTTGGTGTGCCACCTGCAGATGTTGGTTTCACCGATGATGTCAATCGTGCAACTAGTGAGACACAGCGCGAACTAGGACAGGAGCGGGCAATGCGTCCTATTGTTCGTTTGCTTGAGGATATGTTCACCGCTATTATCCAAAACGACTTTGGGTTTGTTGACTTGAGATTTACCTATGTTGACGTTGATCCGGTTGATAAGAAGCTTGAGGCTGAAGTTGATAATATTAGAATCAAAGGTGGAGTGGTCGGTGTTGATGAGATTAGAGGACGAGAGGGACTTAAACCTCTTGGATTAGGTCCATATGTTGCACAAGGTAAAGGAATAGTTCTGGTAGAAGAACTCATTGCCAATGGAACAGCTGGTAATCAAGAAAAGGAGTCTGAAAATGAAGATGAACCAGAGGAGCCTGAGGAAGGGTCAAGTCACAACTCAGATCATAACTCAGAACACAATTCAAGTCATGACGATGATAAGGAAGCATTGATGCGGCAGGACTTTATCCTGTGGCGGAAAGTATCGAACAGGGCATTGAAACGAAAAGAAACATTCAAGAAATTTAAAAGCGCGGTGCTTGATGATTGGATGATTGATGAGATTTATTATCAATTGCAATTATGTGAAACTAAAATTGCTGTTGATGAGGTCTTCAAACCATATATAAATAGTTCAATGTTGAAGCTGAATCAGTTGAAGAAAATAGCCGATGAACTTAAAACCATTGCAGCGCCAAATAAGGAAGCTACAGATTAGTCTGCGAAATAATCCAACACTTGATGAAGCAGAAGATGCACCACAAACAAAGGAATTTGAAGATGAAGTGCAGAGGGTTATACAAAAGCAAGCTGATACTGTTGCAAATGATCAGCAATTAATTGATGAAATACTTCTTATTCTCTCCAAAGTAGCAGTCAGTCAGGAAGGACTGGATAAATTATCACAAAAGTTTCCTTCGTTTATGAGTCTGGTTAAACAGACCTTGTTTTTTGGGTTCTTCAATTGGGCTGGTACACAGGGTGGACAATCAGGGCTTGATAAGCTCGGCAGTGATGAAACCTTTGATCTGCGAAATGAAGCGGTAATTGGAGTGTTGGAGCAGAGAGGCCTGGAATTGGCACGTATTGCCGATCAGTCAACGAAAGAAGAGATCATACGGATAATGACCAAAGGAAGACAAGATTTGCTGACGAACTTTGAGATATCAGAACTGGTCAGTGCCAAGTTTGTGGATATCAGTCAACGAAGAGCAGAGATCATAGCACTTAACGAACTGGCTAATGCTATTAATCTCGTTGAGTTTGAAACATTCAAAAGGAATGGTGTTATAAGTGTTCGATGGGTGACTGTGTTGGACGAGCGGGTATGCCCAATTTGCGAACCTCTACACAATACTATTGTTGGAACTGGCAATAACTTCGTTGGCAGTGAGAATGATAGTATAGTATTTACTGGGGAGCGGCCACCAGCTCATATCAATTGTCGGTGCTTCCTTGAGGAAGTGATTGACGAATTTGAAGTTCGAGAGGAGCGCATAGTATGGACGGGACAATAGAAAAGCTAAAAGAGAAATCAAAAATACGAAAAGCAGTATTTCCACTGTTTCAAAAGCTTGTTGATGATATCAAGGAGTCATTCAATGATGCTATTGGCAAGATTCCTGTACTTCCTGAGCCAAAGGCTCCAGTTGTCAATGTAGCAGCTCCTATTGTTACGGTTGAGCCTACTCCTATTGAGGTAAAGACGGAGAAAGTAACTGTTGTTGAGAATAAGATAGAGTTTCCTGATAAGCAAAAGGTTGAAGTAGAAGACATTAAAAAGCTTCAGAAAACAATGGATGCTATTGAAGGTAAGCTTGACAGATTGGAGCCTCTTACTAAATTGGAAGTTACAAATATTCCCATTGTTCAGTTCCTTGATTCGAAAGGAAAGAAACAGAAAGCGCTACCGGTTAAAGCAATCAATCCAGAGTTTATGGTGAGTCAAGGCCCAGGGATAAATGCAACCAACACTGATAACAGGATATGGCTTCGTGAGGAGTTTACCTACATGACTGTTAGTGGAGTTCAAGTAGTAACGAAAGTTGAGAAATGGGACACGAATGATAAATTGACTGAGGATTACGAATATGATGTTAATGCTAATCCAATAATAAGATCAAGAAGGGTAGAGCCTCTTGATGGTGCAGCAATAGGATCATGAACGTCAAACTTACGCTTCCAATTCCAAGGGGATTTGATAAGATAAGACCTATAGCTTTTCTTGATGGCCGTTATATAAATACAACTGGTGATACCATGACTGGTGCGCTTTTGATGCCTATAATTGTAGTGACAGCTTCTACAATTACTCTGGACAGGTCTAACTTTTCTGTAATGTGTGACTGTACTAACAATACAATTACTGTTAATTTACCTTCTTTGCTTGGTAATCGTGGCTTGATATATAATATTAAAAAAATAGATGTTTCCGTAAATGCTGTGACTGTTGATGCTTCGGGATCTGAAACAATAGATGGAGTAACGACTAAAGTTATTAATACTCAGTATGATAGTCTTACAATTCAGGCAGGGCCTGATGAATGGCACATAATCTAATGTCTAATAGCAAGCTAACAAGAATACTTAAACAACTTCAAAGTGCTCAAGATAAAGGGGTGGAAGAAATTGACCTTTTTATTGATTGGGAAAAGAAAGGAAATGCCCGGGTGATCAAACATAGAATCAACAAGATTATTGGAAATGGAAACAGTATTGTAACAATAAATGGTATATGGTATTTGGCAGAGGAATATTGGAATATGGACAGGTCTCAATTTAAGGAATTAATGAACAGGCATGATTTGCGGGAATTATCTATAAGAAACAATATTATTACTCTTGCAGTTGTATCAGTGCTTGCTATGTTGGTTATAATTGCATTCATTGCTGGAACTATGAAGTTTATGTAACACTTCGGTAATCTCACTTCTACTACTATGGGTGCATGTCATTCTTTGGTAGTACAGATTTCTCTGTTCAAGTAGCCTCAGGTAGAGTGACCGGTTTTAAACCTGTTACCGTCAATTCTATCAATCCTTCTGTTGGTAAGATTTTTGAGGATGTTTGGGATGAAGGTGGTATTTTTGTATATCCAACAGCTGGTGAAACGTGGGAAATTGTAAGTTCCAGTGTTAATGATACTTCAGCTGGAACGGGAGCAAGAACCGTTGAAATCACTTCCCTTGATACTGATTATGTATTGCAAACGGAAATCGCTACGCTCAATGGAACGACTCCAGTAACACTAAGCAACACTCACTTTAGACCAAGAATAGCGATTGTACAAACAATAGGTTCTGGTGAAGTAAATGATGGCAATATAACTATAAGAGTATCTGGAGGGGGTAACACAAGATTACTCATCAGAGCTGGACTTAATAATAGCTTTAGTGGTCATTACACCGTACCTGCTGGAACGATTGCTATTATTTTGTCACTTAATCAATTCATTCCTAAAAATGAAGATGTTGTTATTAAACATCAAGCCAGATTAGTAGGAGCTGATAAACCCTTTTTGACTGGTTCTGAAATTAGTATTTACCAAACTCCTTTTGACTTCCCGAATGATGCAAAGATGGCACTACCTGAAAAGACAGATTTTAAGATTCAAGTAAAATCAACTAATACAGCTGTTGCTGTTAATTGTGTTATTGATATTTTTGAAGACACAACAACTACTGGAGTAACTGCAATATCATTAACTAGTTTTCCATAAATATGGCTTTAACAATAGGACGCAATACCAATACGAATGATACAGCAACATTATCTAGTGCAGTTGCTTTAAATGCTACAACATCTACCACAGTCGCTGTTTCACTTTCAGAAAGAATTGTATTTACCTTTTCTAATCCGGGTAATAAAGATGTCTGGTTGAAGTTACAAGCAGCAAGTGTTGATAACGATATGAAAGGAATCTTTATTCCTCGTAATGGCTACTGGGAAATGCCAACAGATAATATTTACACAGGGGAAATTAGTGCTATTGCAGTTAGTGGAACTCCCAGTGTACATATAACGGAGTATTAAATTATGAGAGATTCAGGACCATTAGTAAATACAGACGGAGTAAAGATACTTGCTCAATTACAACTGGCAAATACTTTAGCGCAAACGCTATATACTCCTGCCTCTGGTAAAAAGGCTATTCTTACTCATCTATGGATTGCAGTATATGATAATGACGTTATTACAAATGTCTTTCATGATGCAGATGGCACAACTTTTGACGACACAACCGCTTGGATTCGTGAGATAAAGATATTGAAAGATGCCAATATCATCTCATTACCTTTAAGAGATATTAGGGTTGAGAACGGTGGAGCAATTGGAGTACAAATTGATAAAGTTAGTGATGCTACTTTTAGTCTATATGGCAGAGAGGAAGATTCATAATGGCTTTAACGAGTTATACCTATAAAGAACAAACAACAACGGCACTTGATGCGAATGATACAAATTCAGTTACAGAGAGTTTCGATATTAAGGATAATTTTAATGTCGCTTGGAGTGTATTAGAAAAGACAGGTAGTCATAGTACACACGTTCTCACTCTTCAAAGATCCACAGATAATGTGAATTGGGACAATACGAGTTCAACCATAATAGCAGGGACTACATATACTGTTAAATTTGGATCAGCTCTTGTTAGGTATGCAAGAATAAAGGTAACAACAGCTGAAGGTGCAGTATCCACAGTAGATATTGTAATAAACGCCAAATAATTCTTCTTTTATCTGGTATGATATTTAAAGAGTAATTGACAATTAATCTTAAAAATTGTTTACTTAAATTAAGGAGAAAATTATGGGACAAGGTCCATTCGCTAATAGAAGTACAGGTAGAGGTGTGCCAGCATCAGTAAATAATGCTGGTGAACAGCTCGTGGTCGGCCCGGACAATACTATCACGGTAATCATTGCTAATGGTGTTGCGCTTACTGACGTTATTGATCTCAAGCAAAACATTATTACTGCAATTCAAATACCTGCTGCATGGACGGCTGCTAACTTGACTTTTCAGGCTTCATCGACTCGAACTGGAACGTTTGCCGATGTATTTGATGCTGCTGGAAATGAATTAACAGCTGTCGCTGCTGCATCAAGAGTGATTGTCGATTTACTGGAATTATCACCGATCAGATTTCTAAAGATACGAAGTGGTACTACTGGAACTCCGGTCAATCAAGGTGCTGAGAGAACATTAAATCTAATTCTTAATGGCTAATGCTCAATGCAAGAAAACTACCGTTCTTCGTAAATAGTGCGAAGATAATCAAATTCCTCACTTCTCTCGTCAACGCCAATGGTGGCGTCTACTTCCCCATGCAGGAGACTTCAGGTGCTGTCACAAAGGCAGTTAACCCAGCCCTAGCTACAGGGAGGGATTTGGTTATCAATGGGGATTTTGCAGCAGATAGTGATTGGACAAAAGGCACAAATTGGACAATTTCAGGGGGGACTGCCTCGGCAGCAGCAGCTCCTACTACTGCAGGAAATTTAGATCAAACTAGCCCTATTGAAGCAGGTAAAACTTATGAAGTAATTTACACGATATCAAATTATAGTGCTGGGTCGTTTCCTG